CGCGCGCGCGCCTACTACTATGTAGGATGCCCGCTGAATGCAAGGGGAAGCATGAGAAAAAGACTGCCAGAAAAAGCTTGTCTCGTTTGTGCAAAAATATTTAAGCCCCAAAGAGTATGGCAGGAATTCTGCTCTCCAACCTGCCGTAATGGTGCGCGTCCTCTCTAGTAGAGCTTGGATTAGATAAAAGCTATCCTTTCCTAGAAGTTCGAGCAAGCAAGGAGTGCAATTGCCTTTTGGGAGTTAGACCGCTTTGGACTGTAGCATTGCGAAAAAGCTACATCAAAAAACGGTTAAGTCAGAGATACAAAAAATACTTAGTTCTCCCTGATTGGTCCGATGCTGAACTGGCTCAGCTGTCCGCAGAACTCCGAGAATTTACGTTGAATGGTTTGGCTGTAAAGGAGCTAGCACTTTTGCGACTAAAGTAGCTCATGATTAAAGGTCGTGCGCGCGTAGTCGGTAAGTGTGCGCGTAGCCCGCTTACGGTTTACGTAAGCATTTTTCTTTTCGGGGTGCGATCCGTTCAACTACGCGTTCGCTTTGCACTTGACATTCATTGTGCGAACCTGTATGATCGCTTTGTAAGTAGGCAATAACGCTTGCTTACGACAGGAGTGTTACAGATATGAAGAACCCGAATCCGTTCGTTACCGACGACTCGTTTCTCTCAGACATGGCCGAAGCGGCGATCAAGGCAGGCGACGTGCGCGAAGTCGGCAAGGTGATTACCGTATCGGCAAAGGCCCTGAAGACCGCGAAGATTCCGATCGAAACGGTCAAGGCAGCGGGCCTCCCGACGAACGCTGAGGGCGACATCGTTCTTCCCGTCACGATGCTTGAGGGCGTGAACGGCAAGGGAATGGCTGCTCTCTTTGCCGGGAAGATCGCTCCGCGTGACCGTGCCCCAGAGGAAGGCAAGGACGAGCGAACCGACGAGCAGAAGACCCGCGGCGCTTGCGATCCGTTCAACTACGCGCTTGATCTGGAATTCCGGCAGGCTGGGCGCGCCTACATCATGGGCAAGCTTGAATCGCCCGAGAAGGCAATCGAGAAGGCGGCCGAGGCTCTCGTGGCGGTTGGCGAATACGAGAGCGTGGACGAAGCACGCGCCTACATCGTGGAGCGTCGCAAGGCAAAGGGATTGCCCGTTTAGCTTTCCCATCAAAGCCTACTCTCACAGGGGCGGGACAGCAGACCGCCTCTCGTTTTTTGTCGGACCACTTTACCCTGCCAAGTGCTTTGCTAAAGCTCTCTACTTTGTCGAAGTTCTTTTCCCATCAAAGCTCTCCGTATGATAAAGGGCTTTACCCCATAAACCACTTTATCGGGTCCCATACCAGCTGGGGGGTGTAAGGTTCATCACACGCAAATTACGCAAATTACGCAGTTTATACGATTTATACGATTTAGCTTAGCTTGCAGCTTGTCTATTCAGCTTACAGCTTGTCTATTCAGCTTGCCTATTCAGCTAGTCTATACACTAACTGACAAGGAATAAGTAGTTCGCCCCCCGAAATACTTTAAGCCCGCGATTTCCTTAATCTTTTGGCCTATTGCTTTCTGTCTTCACTTCTGGTATACTTTCAGCTTGCAGCTTAGCTTGCAGCTTGCTTAGAGTCGAGGACGCGCGTTCGTTGAGAGAGATGTCGTTGAGAGAGATGTCAATGATTGTGAGTCGACGAGAAGCACTGGAACGTCTTAGTAGCCCGGAGAACATCTTCGGGGATCGGTCCGGAGTCCTTACTCCTGGGGATACTCCCGACGCGCCCACGATTCCCTTGACTCCTCCTGTGCTTCCTAATGATGCTCCAGTGCTTCCCAACGATTCGCATTCATCTGCTTTCTTAGAATCATCGTCTGCTTTAGAATCATCTGCGACGTCTGCTTTCTTAGAAGATGAAGCCGTTGAAACTGCTGCTCATGCTGCCGAGCTATCAGAGACGGTTGGACTCCTCGACCTCTCCTCACTCGACGACTTGATTCAGAACCGACCAAGAGTCAACTACAAGCACAAGATGGAAGCTCAGGTCGCGATCGCTGAGACTGCTCTCATCTTGGGCTCGAATCGACAGGCTGGGCATATCTTCGGTCATACCTCGGGGATGCAAGCTGGTGCCTATCGTGAGGGTAAGTCAGGCAACCAGGACAAGCATCTCGATACTCCCTACAAAAATCTCCGTCGCGTCAAGCTCAATGATATGAAGGAGAGGCTTGCTCTCAAGGCAGGGCGCAGACTGAAGAAGTCCCTTGAACTCATGAGCGACGAGCTTCTCGAAAGCATCAAAGACCCTATCAAGCTCTCGACTGTTGCGAAGGATATGGCTTCGGTCATTGATCGCATCAAGGTGCAAGAGGAGAGGTCTGCGGGAGACTCGGTTCACTTCCACATTTACAGACCTGAGATGGGCGAGCAGACGTATGAGCGCATTGAAGTTGGAGCCGCTGTTCCTATCGATGTGACTCCTATCTCTTATGTCTCTCCGTAGCGCTTACGCGCTCGACTATCCTCTCCACCTCACAAAGGGTCCCATGTCGACTTCGACTCAGCCTAAACTATACGGTGCAGTCCGTAAGCTCGGGAAAGGCTTTGGCTTCATTGCTGGAGATGACGGGCAGGACTATTTCTTCCATTGGACTGGAGTCGTTGGGCGCGAGTTTAACGATGTCAAGATGAAGGAGCGGGTTTCTTTTATCAAGACGGAGACACCGAAGGGCTGGCGTGCGATTCTGGTTGAGGGTGTTCTTCCTGAGACTGTATCGGAGGTTGTATCAATCGGAGGTTGTATCAAGTGAAGCTTCCGCTTGAGATTCGTGAGCCTCTTCTTCGTGAGCCTCTTCCTGGGACGTATGGTGCGCTTACGCGCTCGACTGAACCTTGGAATTGGAGGGCTTCCTTAGAACGTGTTGGCATCTCTCCTGCAAAACTCTCTGCTCATGTGAAGGCGATGGCAGATGAGATTGATAGGATTGAGTTCGACAAGTTGATGCGAGACTTGCGATAGGTTATGCTCCCGTAGCTTAGTAAAAAGCACTTGAGATAGTCCTGTATTCGTAGCGAGTAGACTATGGCGCGCGTAAAAAAGCATATGCCAAAGAAGCTCGAAGCAGCGTTGAAGAAAACCGCGCTCAAGAAGTTTGGCTCCTCGTCTAGCGATAAAGCTAATGCCTATGTTTTCGGAACTCTACGTAAGACTGGTTGGAAGCCTGCCCGAGAGAAGAAGTGACAGGAAGCTATTGAGGAATGGAGCAAGTAATGGGTATGGGTTCTCTTTTCGGAGCCGCCGGGAAAGCCATGAAGTCGCAAGTCAAATCGAACTTCTCCTCGAAAGGTGAGGGCTTCAAGTCTTTGATGCGTGGAGCTGCTGGAGCATCTGGCGCTTCTCTCCCGCCACGCAAGAAGAAGAAGATGCCATTTAACGAGAAGCCTGCTTAGTCTTTTCTAAACCCCTTCCCCTCTTACTCCTTACTCTTACTCCTTACTCTTACTCCTTACTCTAGCTCATCTCTAGCTCATAGACTGAATGGCTGTCGAGGTAATCGATCGTAGTGAACGGCTCTGGAAACCTCATGCGAAGCAAGTTGATTTCATTCGCATACCATTCGACTTTTTCGAAGCCCTTTACGGTGGGGCCGTCGGAGGAGGTAAGTCCGAGCTCCTCTACATGCTTCCGATCGTTTACGGGTTTCATCAGCAAGCAAAGTTTCACGGCGTCCTTTTTAGAGAGTCTTTCCCTCAGCTCGAAGAGTCGCTCATCATGCGAGCGGTTCCGATCTACAAGATGCTGGGAGCGACTTACGATTCTCAGAAGCACGTTGCGACGTTTCCTTCTGGAGCCAAGATTCGATTCTCATACATTGAGAATCTCAAGGACGCCTGGGACCATGATACCGCGGAGTATCAGTATATTGGGTTTGACGAGCTCACTCACTTTGAGTGGCCTGTCTACCAGTATATCACTTCCCGCATCCGTTCCTTGGTTAATGGTATCCCTCCTATCATTCGTTGTGCTACTAATCCTGGGAACATCGGCCATCTGTGGGTTCGGAAAAGGTTTATCGAGCCTGCGCCGCTTGGTGGAAAACAAATCTACGACAGGGAACTGGAAACCTCGCGTATCTTCGTTCGGGCCTTACTCACTGACAATCCTGAGCTGCTCAAGAAAGACCCAGGATACATCAAGCGCCTGCGCATCCTCAGCCAGGCCGACTACAGAGCAAAGGTCCTCGGAGATTGGTGGGTTTTCGCCGGACAGGTTTTTACCGAATGGCGAGACCCATTCTTTGGAGTTCGATTTCCAGACGAACCAGAGCGTGCCTGTCATGTTATCGAAGATCGAGAACCTCCGATTTGGCTCCCTCGAATCCTCGCCGTTGACTGGGGATACTTCCCTGGAAAGACTTGGGCGGGCTGGGCCGCGATTACTCCAGACAAGCGAGCCATTTTGTATCGGGAGCGAGTCTGGGAGAAAACTGATATTGCTATCTGGGGAGCAGATATTGCACGTCTTACTCAGTCAGAACGACAGTCTCTCGTCTCAGCTAAACTAGATCCTTCTGCTTGGGGCAAACGTGGGGAAGCCAAGACGCTCGCCGAACAGATCATCGAAGCGACGGGGATTCGATTTGACCGCGCAGACAATGACCGACTCGGTGGAAAGGCACTTGTTCACGAGTATCTTAGATGGAACGAGAGGCCAGCTCGCTTCGTTCCACAATCGGGCTACAGCGAAGATCAAGCTTATTCCATTCTGCGAAACTACGGACCCGAGAAGTATCGAGAATACTGTGACCTTTTTGAGACGGACAAACCCGAGGAGAACCTTCCCAAGCTCCTAGTATGTAAGTCGTGCGAGGAGTTTAGGAAAGTTATCCCTGCCTGTGTCTACGCTGACAAGGAAGGAAAGAAGGCTGAAGATGTTGCAGAGTTCACAGGTGACGATGCTTACGACGGTGGTCGCTATCTTCTAAAGGCAATCAATGACTACATTACTGGACTCTCTGCGAAACAAGCTCAGAAGCATTCGGACTTGGATGACATCGTTTGCCAGTTCGAATCAACACAGGACTGGAACTCCTACTACCGAAGGATGGCCCTCTACGACAAGCAGTATCGAAGTGGGGGAACAAAATCCGTTTCGCGCGCCGGTAAGTTTTCTTCAGTTACAAGATCAAGTTTTCGTCGCAGGTAAGACTTGGCTGAGGTCGGAGGTTATTAGACTTCGCCAGGAGCTTGCGACTGAGAGAGTAAAAACGCGACAGGAAAGAGTTTCGCGGGGCGAAGAACTTGCTAGGTTAGAGACTCTCTGTGCGACGCTTCTCGAGCAGAACGATCGGTTTGTTTCGCGGGAATCTGATCGATTCGATAGACTTCTCGAGCAGAGTGAGTCTATTGTATCTCAGAGGTTAGGGCTTGGTTCTCAGGTTGCTCCCCAGTCGGCAGCTAGGGAACCAGTGCAGAAGCGAGATGTTGGCGCATTGAAAGGTCAGCTTCTCCGCTACGAAGCACAAAAGCGTCAGGAGTATTGGGATACACGCATCGCAACTCTCGAGAAGTCTGTAGACTCGACCTCACCTCTAAACAAAAAGAAGTCTGACAAAACTGGAGCATAACATGACAGGACTTATCGGTGTCATCGGCAATCGACCAAGAGCAACTGAGTTCAGCGATGCGCTTGACCGGCTCTGGAAACCCAAAGGATGGTTCATATCGCGTCAGATTGGTAACTCTCCTGCGCGCGCTCGGAACCAACTCATTCGGACTGCAATTGAGCAGGAGTTGGACTACGTTCTCTTTCTCGACGATGACCATGTCTTTCCCCCTGATACGTTACTCAGACTTCTCAATCATGGAGTCGACTGCGTATCGGCACTCTACACTTGGCGTGTGAATCCTTTTCACGCGAATGTTTTCGACCAGCTCAGTGCAACTCCTGAGGGCGAACCTGACCCACACGGAAAGTTGGTTATCAAGCCCTTGATGGGAGTCAAGCCTGGGCTTATTACGTGCAACATCGTAGGCTCTGGCTTCTTCCTCGCGAAGGTTGAAGTTCTCAAGAAAGTGGACGATCCCTGGTTCACTCTCGGCTGGCCGTTTCAAGAAGAATGGTGCGACGATATTTCGTTCTGCGTCAGACTTCGCGAGGCTGGTGTCGAGATTCATGTGGACACAGCAACGTGCATCGACCACATCGGAACTGTCCTCTGCCGTCCCTTCTATTTTGTTAACGAGGAAGAAAGCTGTGGTGAATGGAGAACAGCCTTCGTCGTGGATGGCACTGTGGTAGGCGTCGCTCGACACGATTACGAGGCAGCAAAGATGCCTATGGACAAGCTGCCCACTTCCAAGGAGACACATCGATGAAAAGATTTCTTGCGTTTCTTCTCGCTCTGATCGTCGTATCATGGCAGCCTGCAAGCGCGCAGGTCGCTACGACAGGAAACAAGTTGGGCTTCACCGAGGTCGGAATGACCGTGGCGATTGCCAACTCAGCGACATACAAGATTTACGTGGACGGTGCAGCGACAGGAGCAGCGACTACAGGACTGACATGCGCAGCAGGCTCTCCTGCGACGAACGCAGATTGCTCCGTGAATCTCCCGGCTCTCACGGTCGGCACACACACCGTGACTCTCACGCAGGTCATCAGTGCGGCGGAGAGTGCGAAGCCTACCCCTTTTTCTTTCAGTTTCGTTGTCGTAGTTACGCCGACGGGGCTTCAGATTGTCAACCTGCAAGACCTTCTTTCTGGCATCGGTTTCTCGCTTTCCTGAAATTCTGGCGCTGGTTCTAGTCGGGCGCGCGTAAATAGCATCGTCAACTCATCAGGAGTCGCAGATGAAAAACGTTCTCAAGATCATTCTCAACTCACTCAAGCAGATTCTTCTCTCAGGCGCGATGGTGACAGCTGACCTCATCCCTGGGTCCGACCTCGTCATTCATGGGGCTGAGAAGCTCTTTGACAATGACAAGTCGAACAACATGGAGGGTATCCTTCAGATCAATGAGGGTGCCATCACCGCGCTCGAAGCGATCAAGGGCAACGACATCGTGGACGAGGTTCTTCTCAACGAAGGTATCTCGGACATGAAAGCGGCCTTCGACAAGATTCGCAAGGCTGTGAAGAAGTAGAGCCCGAAAAATGGATACGCCAGTCACGCCGCTTGGTCCTGAGACGACAGACGAGTCCATCATCGCTGGTGATGTTAAGGAGCCGACACTTCTTAACGATACCGACGAGGGTGCGGCTCTACTGACGCTCATTCAGGAGTATGACCGCGAGGAGGAATTTGCTCGCGGGAATCTCTTGATGGAGTGGAAGAAACAAATCCGCTATTGGGATGGCTTCTCCTATCTCGCATGGGATGAAGTGGCGCATGACTGGCGGACTCCACAGGAAATCTCAGCAGAAGATCCTACAAACGACATCGACCCAAGCATCAACGCGAAGGTCGTCAATATCTACAAGGCACACGGTGAGATTCTCATTGGTGCCCTCTCATCTGGAACTCCGACTGTTCGTTTCTTCCCTGCCGATGCCGATGACCATGAGGATACGCAGACTGCCAAAGCGTATTCCAAGATTTGCGAACTAATCCAGCGGCACAATCGTATTCGCCTGTTCTTCATGAAGGCGCTTTACATCCTCTATAATCAGGGGTTTGTGGCGTGCTATAATGAGAGCAAGCAAGACTTCAAGTATGGCTATACTGAGGAGCCAGAATACGAGGATGTTCCTATAATCGATCGAAGCCTCTACTGTCCTGCATGTGGAGAGTCTCTTAGCCAGGAGCAGCTTCCCGCTGAGTCTGCCAGCCAACCCACCGAGCCGATGCAATGTAATAACTGCGGTGGTACTGTCCAACCTGAAGCAGAGGATATGCCCTCCAGTGTTCGTCAGATTTCTGATTACAGTAAGATTCCAAAGTCGCGCGAGTGCCTTGAAGTCTATGGGCCGATGAACGTGAAGGTTCCACTCTGGGCGAGGGATCAGGCTTCAGTGCCTTATCTCATTCTGGAGACCGAGGAACCTATCACCCTCATGCGCGAGATTTATCCCGAGCTCGCCGACAAAATCAATGACTCCTCGTATCCTGATACTCGCGAGAAAGATGCGCGTGTGCCAGTGAGTTATCGAGGAGATTGGCCGCGAAATCTCTGCACAGTCCAGCGTGTTTGGCTCCGACCGTGGGCACTCAATCTCTACATGAGAGACCAAGAACTCATGAAGACGATGAAGTCGACCTACAAGAAGGGGCTTTACGTCGTCGTCATCAATGGATCTCTTGCCGCTGAGATCGTTGAGGATGGACTTGATGAGCACTGGACGATTTCAGAACAACCACTCGCAGAGACTCTCCATCCGCGCGCTATTGGTGCAACGATGGTTCCTCTGCAAGATATCGAGAACGAGCTTGACAACATCACGCTCGAAACGATTGAGTTTGGAATGGGTGAGGTCTTTGCTGACCCGAACGTTCTGGACTTTGACTCCTACGGTAAAGTAGAGGCTAAGCCCGGTCAGATTTCTGCGGCCGTTGCTCCCGTAGGTCAGGGACTCTCGGCTGGCTTCTATGAAGTTAAGCCTGCGACTCTTTCACGGGAAGTCGACCTATTCGCTGAAAGGATGAATTCGCGACAGCAGTTTGTTCAGGGAACCTATCCCTCCATCTACGGTGGAACGCTTGAAGGTGGTGGAGGGACTGCAAGAGAGTATGAGACATCGAAGGCTTCTGCTCTACAGCGGCTTTCGACGACTTGGATTATCCTGCAGGAATGGTATGCTCAGATCATGGGGAAGGCGACGAAGTCTTACGTTGCCAACATGAAAGGTGATGAGCATGTTGTTCAGGCTCAGGGTTCAAACTTTGTCAACGTTTGGATTCGTCAGAGCGAGTTGGGTGGAAAGGTAGGAGAGGTTGAACCGGAAGTTTCGGAAGCCTTTCCTGTCTCTTGGTCACAAAAGAGGGATATCCTTCTCAACCTCATGCAGATGGGGAATGAAGATATCTCTGCTGTCATCCGTCATCCTGAGAATGCTTCAACTGTCGCTCGTCTAATTGGGGTTCCTGAGCTTTATATCCCAGGCGACGATTCGAGAAACAAACAGCTTTACGAGATTGCTCAGCTCATCATGAACGCGCCGATTGAGGGAGCGCCAATGATGGGGTTCGACGCAATGAAACAGCCGGGACAGATGATGTCCTCAGTTCCTGTCACTCCCGAGCTTGACGACCATGAGGTTGAGGCTGAGATTTGTCGAGCTTGGCTTCGTTCAGAAGTTGGGCTTGACGCGAGAACAACGAATCCCCCTGGTTACGCAAACGTCCTCGCTCATCTCAAGGAACATCTGATGTATGAGGCAGCTTCCCAGCCTCCACCAGATGAGGAGGGGGCTGAGGGGGATACGAAGAAGGACTCAAAGTCTGAGGAAATGTCGGAGCAGATGTAATGTCATACGCTGCTTATAACACAGGGACGAATACAGCGGATAGTGTAACGACGCCGAACGCGACGTTTACGAATCCCTGCAATGTCGTCGTTGCTGTCGTGGCTGAGGGAGATAACGTCGCTCCCGTGATGAGTGATACGAAGTCGAATACTTATGTCCTCATCAATAAGATTGCAGCAGGTGCCGATGCTTGGCTTTTCGTTTTCAAGTGTCTCAATGGCACAGGGGGATCAAGCTTTCGTGTGACAGCCGCAAAGAATGGGAGCAATGCTTCCGTTGCTGTCACGAACATCGCTCTGAATAAGACTACAACGCGCGCAAATCTCGTAAGCTCGGACTTCACAGCTAATGATGAGGGCGCGCCGTTTACTACAAACGATTTGAGATTTCATCCCCGCGTGGGTGATGCGCTTGGCGTTGGGATTGCCTCCTTTGGTTTTCCTGATGCTGTTATTACTCCAGTGCTCGCTGATGGATGGATTCAGCTTGAGCTTTCAGGAGATCGGCAGTTTAGCTTAGTCTTGGCTTACAAGCTCTTTTCACATTTTCGCGTGGAGAACTTTGCACTTACTCCTGACACGTTGGGCATCGAGGATAGTCCTTATGCCCTCGTCTTGCTGGACTTCACGGAAAAGAATCTCTACGCAGGTAGTGGGGAACAACCCATGACCGCGGAAACTGGTATGTCAGCCCTAGCGGGTGGAGGAAGGCGATGATTGTCAAGACGACGCGGACAACCCTGCGGAACAGTCAGATCAAGGTAGCTTACGGGGCTGCCTCTCATGCTATCGCTGAAGTAGACCTTACTTCCTTAATCGCCGACAAGCCCCTCGTCCTTGTTCTTCATCGAGTGACTTTTGCTTACTCAGGAACGCCAACAGAGGGGCAGCTTGCGCTCTTCTACGCGCAGGATGGGGAGGAAATCGAAGTGAATCTTTCCATCACAGCGGCTGGTCCTGGACAGCTCGATTTCCACATCGTTTCTGATTCAGGCGAGGATGGTGGCTACATCGATGCTACCCTTCTCGATGGTGGTTCAGGAGTCGATGGTTCAATCCTCGTGGAATACTCAATCGAACCAGCAGGAGACTAGCACATGTATCGACGACACCTACTTTTCCCATTCTACAACGCTGCCAGTGACGGGACTGGCGGTGGAGACTCTGGTCTGTCTGAAGACCTTCAAGACATGCAAGACCTTGGCGACGACACTGGTGACGATGACGACACTGGTGACGATGACGACACTGGGTCTGGCGATGAAGATGGAGACGGCGAAGGCGCTGATGATGATGGCTCGTCTGATGAGGACGAGGATGCTGGAGACGACAAAGGCGACGAAGGAGACGACGACAAAGGGGAGAAAGACGAGAAGGACGGGAAGGACGGAAAAAGCAAGAAAGAAATCGAGGCCAATCTCAGTCCGACTGTCAAGGACCTCAAGTCGAAGTATCCAAACATCTTCAAGGAGTTTCCATCACTCCGCGCGGCGTTCTTCGACTATCCAAAGTTTCTCGAGGTTTTCCCTGACCCTGACTCGGCTTCTGTGGCGGCTCAGAAAGCTGAGGAGTTCGACGCAATGGAAGCTGATATCGCAGGAAAGGGTGATGTTGGTATCCTGCTGCGGTCTCTCGAACAGAACAATCCAAGGGCTCTCTCGAAAGTCATTGGAGGATTTGGTGAGGCCGTAAGAGCAGTCAACGGTGAACTCTACGCGAAGCTCGCAGTTCCTTTCATCGATGAGGCGCTTTATCTCGCTTTTTCGCATGGTGAAAAGGTTGGTGGTCAGACAGGCAAGAATCTTCAGCTTGCTGCTCGTCACATCGCTAACTACATGCACGGCAACGGTGGAGAAATCGCAGCGCCGAAAGTCGGAGCGAGAAGGGAAGAGCCCTCAGAGGCAGAAGTCGAGCTGCAACACGAGAGGGAAGACCGCGATAAGGAACGGCTCGAAGTTGCTGGCGACCGAATCATGAAGGCTATCGAGCCTGAAATCAATACGGTCATCGGTAACAAACTCGATCAATTGACTCCTTTCGAGAAGCGTCAGGTCGTTAAGGAAACACGAAACGAGCTTGACCGTGTTCTCTCGGAAGACAAAGGATTCCAATCTACCCTCGCCGGACTGTGGAAGAGGGCAAAAGCAGCTGGATATAGCAGTGACTCAATGTCGAGAATCAAACGCACGTGGCTCGACCGTGCAAAAGTCACTGCTCCCGGTATACGGAACAAACTCCTCAAGGAGGCTCTTGATGCTCGGTCCGACAAGGGCGACTCAAAGGACGACAAAGGACGAAAGCGAACTTTCCCGTCTCAGGGTGGTGGACGTGGCGGTGGGTCAGGCTCTAAGGTTCTCGATCCGACCAAAATCGATTGGAGCAAGACTTCCGACATAGACATCATCAACGGGTAGTAGGACCAGTCCTGGACTGTAAGGAAAAGCAAACATGGCTCAGACCGAATCACAGGTCGTGGCTGCGGAATTGGAGAGAGTCGACTCCAAGGTTCCGCTCCTTTTCGAGCGCGATGCGATGTTCTACGCGAACGTCGAGAAGCGCCCGGTCGAAAAGGTTTCAGCCCGCGACATGAGGATTCCATTGGAAATCCGACCGGGTGGCCTCTTCGGCTACTTTGACTCGGCAGGTGGAGACCTCGGCCGCGGTGAGGGTCCGACGTTCGAGAAAGCGACAATCTCCACGGTGAACTTCAAGTATGCCGTGGAATACCACAAGAAGGCTGACTGGGCGACTGACGATGCTCGTAAGAGCGTGGTCCAGAGCGTTCGTCATCTTCTCGCCGTTGCGATGAAGGAATTCCGTCGCATGGTGGATGCCAACCTCATGACCGCTGGCGATGGTGTCATTGGCACTGTCTCGGCTGTCTCGGGCACTGGCCCCTACACGTTGACTCTTGGCACGGATGGGTTTGGCACACGTCTCATCCGCATCGGTCAGAAGGTCAACGTCTACGATTCAACCGTGGCAACAAGTCGAACGGCTGGTGACGAGCGTTCGGTCACGAGCATCGACCCTGACGCGAAGACAATCACCATTGGTGGCGGTGTCATCACTGGCATCACCGCGGGTGACAAGATCGTGGCTTCGGGTCTCACGGGTGCGAATCCGACGGGTATCTACGGCGTTCCCTACCACCACAACTCGGCTTCAACCGGGACGTGGCTGTCTCTGGACCGCTCGACCTACCCTGAGATTCGCTCGAATCGCATCAACGCAGGTGGCGGACTTGGTCTTACCCATGCTCGGCGCGCACTGAACAAGATTCAGGAGCGTCTCGGTATGGAGAACGGGACCAAGATGCAGGCGTGGATGCATCCGTGTCAGGCGCAGGCTTACGAGGAGTTGGGCCAGCTCGTCCAGCTTATCAACAAGACTCCGTCTGCCAACGAGAAGCTGGACCTCTACTTCGACGTTCAGCAGCTCGCCGGAATCCCGGTGAAGAAGCACTTCAACTGGGACAAGACCCGCATCGACTTCATCGTGAATGAGGTGTGGGGTCGCGCTGAGATGCGTCCTGCCGGGTTCTACGAGGAGGAAGGTCGACGCCTCTTCGAAGTTCGCGGACCCTCGGGTGGTGTTGCTGCGGCGACCCTGTTCTATCTGGTCGCTTCGTTCAACACTTTCATCAACCAGCCTCCGGGAACCGCGTATATCTCGGACCTTTCCGTCCCGACGGGATACTAGGAGGAAGCAATGGCCCAAGAGTATCCCGAACGGTTTGGAGTGGGTGGGGTCAACAATGGTATCGTTGGTGCGACTATCGTCTCCGAGACGGCAGCCACCATCGTTATCACGCACAAGATCCACATGCTCTCCGGGACCGGTGCGATGTCCTCAATCACTCCGCCCTGGCCGACGTTCGCGGGGACCATTCTCCTGATTCCCACGGGCATCTGCACCTTCACTTCGACTGGTAACGTCCGACTCGCCATCACCACGGTTGCACAACAGGCGCTCGAGCTTGCCTACAATCCGGTGACGGGCTACTGGTATCCGGTCGGCGACGTTTCATAGCTCTTTCTCAGGGGGAGGGGTTTAATCGCCTCTCCCCCGATTTCTACATATATGACAGACCTTGTCGTAATAGACGCCATCAATAAGTCGTTGAAGTTGAAGTATCGAGTCTTCGATGGTCGACCACTTTTTCGCGTCGTCTGGAGCAATGACCAACTGGAGATTCGCAAGGGAACTTACACTGACTGGTATGGCACAATCATGATTCGGCAGGAGTATCAGGCCGTTCGTGAGGTGAAGAAATACTGGTATCTTAAGACTCCTTGCTGGGTGCTTGAGAAGCTCGTTTTCATCAATGGAGTTCAGGCACTCAAGGATATTCAAGAAGAACTCGTAAACGCGCGCAACGGAGTCTATGAGACGCTCTACGCGTTTCAGAAAGAGGATGGGACTCCACTTCCCGTTGTGCATGACATCATCGAGTTTATCATTCACGCAGTTCATAACCCGAAGAAACTGACGGAGAGTGACTACTACGACATTGAGAAGAAGCAAGAACAATCCGAGGTCAGCTACTTTGAGGAACAGCTTGGGCAAGATGCTCGCTCTGACCTCTTTGTCTTTGAAAACTCGTCGTTTGTAAGTTCGAATCAGCTGAAGTGGAAGAAAGAAAACCAATACATCGAGCCACTGAACCAGATTGAAGGAGTCTCCAATGGACCCGTTGTCACCCTCTCTTGACGATTACTCGACTGTTGTCTCCATCCTCCCTGTCCGACTGAGCGACAAGAAGCCCGGATTGATTCCAGGCACCTACGAGCTTGAAGCAGTAAAAGATCCAATGACAGAATACTCGTCGTTGGTCATCGGAAGGGCCAAGTTTCCAGTCTACATCGACGAGAATCGACCCTCGCTGATGGTGCCTGAACCGTCTGACCGCGTTGCTGCTGCCATCGTTCGCGACTACAAAGTTGCAATGGATGGCTATAATCCTCCTGTTGCTGAGCCTGGGCTCTTCTGGGTTCGCGGAGGACATGAGCACGCGACGATTGGAAAGAAGTTTGCGGCCGAACTCACCGAAGCGCGTAAGCGTCAGATTGAGTGGTTCAAGTTCATCATTTCTCGAGCAGACGACGACTGGGAAAAGTATCATATGCGTCGGATGATTACGGGACTTCAGCGAATCGCGTGTCAGCTGATGAAGCTCGATCGTCCCTGGAGCATCGACGTTCAGTTCGATGCGGCGCAGTCCTCGGGATACGTCAAGTGCCCATTCTGCTTTGGAGAGGTTCATCCCGAGGCAGTCCTGTGTATGCACTGTCGGAACGTGCTCAACGAGGCGAAGCACAAGGTTTTACTCACAGTGAAGTAGGCTTTGCTCGTAGGGAAAGAAGTTCGGAGGGCGAATCACTTATGGCTTTGACCTTTGCAACTCCCCTCGCGGAAGCTAGGGCGATGTTGAATGACCTTGACGGAGCTATATACACTGACGCGCTCATGATCAAGCTCGGGGCTAAAGTCTACCGTGAACTACAGACCAAGCTTGCCAAGATGGGGATTGGTGCTGTCAAGGAAATCTCTTCGGCAGTTGACGTAGCTGCGGGGACAGTGGTTCTCTCGGATGGAGCTGGACTTCCTTCGGATATTCTCTATCCAATCGAGCTTAAAGAACGTGCGGATGGAGCTATAGTTTGGCCGACCGAATCGAACATGAGCGAGCGAGACTGGGAGCCTAATATTCCTCTCATCGCTGAGCTTCAATACTGGGCTTGGCGTGAGGAGCAAATTAAGTTCCCCGGTGCTACTACTGCTCGGGAAGTTCTCATTCGGTATGCCAAATCGCTCGGAACAATTACTCTTACTACTTCTAACATCCTCGTTCTAAACTGTGAGACTTGGTTTGCTCAAAGATTAGCGTCGATTGCGGCTCTGGCTCTTAGCAATCCAACTCGTGCTACTGCTTTGGCTATCGACTTGACTACGACATGGAATGATTTTGCTACGACATTGGTTCGTCGGAAGCAGTCCATTCCAGTGCGTCGACGCAGAACTCGGTATCGGAGGTAGTTAGATAGGCTACTAGGGCATGGGCCTGCGTTTTGACGCGAACTAGTAGCTGGGAGAATCAAAATGGCAAGACCTCGTGGCTTTCGCGGACTGGGGATGATCAACCAGTTCGCTCAGATGACCCTCCTCGACAAGGGCATCTTCGGACCGTTCAGGGTCTTCTGGGTTGACCCCGCGAATGGCAGCGACCAGCGGTCAGGTATCACTCCTGATGAAGCCCTCGCAACGTTAGGGGAAGCTCACAATCGCTGCACAGCAGGCATGAACGATGTCGTCGTTCTTGTCAGCGACGGTTCGATAACCGGAACTGCACGTCTCTCGACAACTCTCACCTGGAGCAAGAACGCGACGCATCTCATTGGCGTTGGTGCTCCCTCAATGAACAACCGCGCACGTATCGCTCAGCTTTCAGGAGCGACAGCGGTAGCCGCGTTTGTCGTCGTGACGGCGAGCGGTTGCATCTTCAAGAACTTCTCCGTCTTCAACGACATGGCAATCGCAGGCCAAATCACGTGGGATGACCAGGCTGGACGCAACTACTACGAGGACGTGTTCCTTGGTGGTATGGGCGATGCGACCTCGGCTCACTCGACCACCTCACGTGTTCTGCGACTCGGTGGAGCATCGGCAGCGGGAGAGAACATCTTCCGACGCTGCACGATCGGCCTCGATACCTCGCTGGGAGCGGGGCGTGACGTGGCCAATGCGACAATCGAATTCTCTGGCGGCTCCAAGCGCAATCGATTCGAGGACTGCTTCTTCGACATCAGCGCCAAGGCGACCACTGCACTTCACATCATCTCCTCAGGTGTAAACCCACTTGAGACGTTTCAGATGTTCAATCGTTGCATTTTCCACAATCCGTATCCCCACTCATCGGCGTCGCTGATGGCGGCGGTTGCGACGTTGGCGGCGAATGGCAACGGTCGACTCATCATGAACGACTGCAAGCGATACGGTGCAACCAAGTGGGGCACTGACGCAACATCAACAGCACAAATCTACGAGAATCCGGCAAACGGCATTGGACTCGTAGCGACGTAGGAGAGTCATGCGCGACCATCAACCGCTCAAGATTGGGGATTTTCGGGGGACGTTCAATCGGGGGGAAGAGGAATCCACCCCGTTGGGATACTTCTGTGACTCTCTCAATCTGCGGTTTTTGGGCAAGGGTGGTGTGACGACGAGGCCGGGTGTGAACCAATCACTCACACTCGGCTCCGTTCGTCGCATTTACAAATACAAAATCATTGGGCAGGCTTCTCGCTTGCTCTTACTTGACGGCTCCAATCGAATCTACGACTCGACGAATCTCTCGTCCCCAATTCTTACCGTTACGGGGATGACTGACTTTTCTGCGGTAACTGCTTTTGATAGATGCTATATCACGCCGCACAATGGCGTAACGGGACTTTCAGGTGAGAAAGTTTATGTCTATTCAGGATCTGGGGTTGCACGAGCAGCCGCGGGTTCGGCTCCTTCTTCCTTTACTCTTACTGCGGTCGACTCTGCTACTTCTGGAAACGTCGAGGCTGGCGCGCGAGTGTTTGCAGTCATTTATCAGACAGTCTCAGGCTTCCAAACCGCACCAGGAGGTTTTGTTGCCTTTACCTCGGTTGGAAATAGAAAAGTAACTATTGGGAATCTACCCCTTGGTGGTGCCTCTGTAGTTGCTCGCTATATCCTAGCTACTAAGAGGATTGTTGATTACGCAGGAGATACAACAAATCAGACCTACTACTTCGTCCCCGACACTGGTTTCGTCGCTGACAATACTACGACTTCTATTGACATCAATTTCTTCGATGCTGATCTGCAAGGCGATGCGACCTACCTATTGGAGCGGCTCTCAGAGATTCCAGCAGGTGTGGCTATTGCTTTGATTGGTGGTCTGCTTTACGTAGGCGGCGAAAACTCAGCACCCTCTATCGTACGCGTCTCGGAAGTTGGAGAGCCTGAATCCTTCAATGAAGTGGATGGCTACCTAACTGTGAATCCTGGAGATGCTGGAGCTGGAGTGCTTAACATCTTTGGCTATCGCACCTCAGTCTACTTTGCAAAGGATTTGCGAACCTATGTAACGAGCCCAAGTGATAATCCACCCTCAACTTGGCCTGTGGATGAAGTCGATTCTTCTGCTGGGACGTGTGCTCATGGCGTCGCTCGCTCGCTTGATACCGGAGCAAACGTTACTGACTATACAATCGCCGCTGACCGACTTGGGCTTCGGCTCTTTTCTGGTTCCTATGCGCCTGACGAAGTGCTCACTTGGAATATCGACGACATTTGGACAAGCATCAACCAGGCTGCCTTTAAGACAATCGAAGTTGCGCTTGACCCGATTCAACAACTTATCTATGTTGCTATTCCAACTGGGGTAGCGACGAGTCCGAACACTCTCCTTGTAGGGGATTACTCGGAAGGTTTAACGATTGAAAACATTCGTTGGACCGTTTGGGATACTGAAGTCGGGTCGCCTACTACGATTGTTGTCGACGTGAACTCTAATAGTGTGACTTACCTCCGAGTTGGTTGCACTGAGGGAAATGTTTACGACCTCGATGAAACTGCCACTGACGACGAGGGATTGGCAATCGAGAGCTACTGCGAGTTTCCGCTTCTCCCGAATGATACCGATGGAGCTCTTTTTCATTTCACAGGTATCCGGATGCGCGTCAAGGGTTCTGGTTCTCTCCTTATCTCCTGTCGAGGCCTTGATAACGTTGCGACACTTACTGCACTTCCTCTTACACTCTCCTCTGTCCCTGGAAAGTTCTACACTCGGGGCTTCAACTTTACATCTGAGTCATGCGCAGTTAAGTTGCGTATGACAGGACTTGGCGAACACTTCACTCTTACTCGCTGGGCCTTGATGTTGACCGAGATTGGGGATAGGGTTGTCTGATAATCTCCAACTAATCGGTGGGAAAGTTAGCTCTCTCGTAGCGGGGTTGCAGAAAACCGACCCTAAGCTCTGGGAAGCTCTTATTCTCATCTCAAAGCAAGCAGATTTAGTAAAAGAGACACTAAATCCTACTATTTCTACATCTATAGCTACTCCTGGTGTTACAACATCGGATGCTTACCTTCCTCCAACAAACTTTCGCGCAGCTTCTACAGGGAGAACACTTCGTTTTACATGGGATGCTGCTACTTCTGGCTTCCTTTATGAGATTCGGCGTGGAACTTCTTGGGATTCTGCTGATTTCATTACACGCACTCCTAACTTGCAGGCAGATATTGACCCTGTTCTATATGGGACATATGACTACCTCATCAAAACGGTTACTTTGGGCGGAGTTTACTCCTCTCTTGCTACTTCACTCGAGTTTACACTTGGAGCCATTCCTACAATCAATATTACAGCCCAAGTTATCGATAACAACGTTCTTTTCTATTGGACTGCACCGACCAGCACTTTTGAGATCGATTATTATACGCTCTATCGAGATGGAGTTGAAATTGGAAGGTCGAGGGGCACTTTCTCGGCCATTTTTGAACAGTCTCCAGGCACTTTTGCCTATTCCATCATAGCGACGGACATTGCTGGTAATGACAGTGTTGAATCTTTCGTTACAGGCATCATTTCTCAACCTCCTGACTATGAGCTATTCGACAACTTCATGTCGAGTCTCAACGGGACACTAACTAATCTTTTGCTCGAAGCTAGCCCTAAGCTCCTATGCTGCGTAAATCTAACCGAAACTTGGGCGACTCACTTCTCGGTTCCCTCCTGGACAAGTATCCAGGACCAAATCGATGCTGGATTCCCCTATTTTGAGCAGCCAGCGAAAACAACAGGTCAATACGACGAAAAGATTGACTTCGGAACGATTCTTACTGATACTCTCATCACTGTTCTTTACGATACGAACGTTCTCGATGGTTCAACTACGATTACTGTTAAAATGTCAGTCTCTGATGATGACATGAGCTACAGTTCGTATGTTGCAGGCTCATCCCAATTTTACGCTTCTTTTCGATATGTAAAGATTCGATTGGAGTTCGTAGGAGCGGATACTACTGCCCTACTTGAGCTTTACAATCTTGTCGTTAATCTCGATGTGAAGCATGGTAACGACGGTGGACAGATTGATGCGCTTGCAGCGGATACAGGTGGAACAGTCACAAGCTTTAATCGAGCTTTTAAGGACATTACGAGTCTGACAGCGACTCCTTGGGACCCAACTTCTCTAAAGGCTGTTGTCGATTTCGTAGATGTCCCAGACCCAACTGACTTTAAGGTCCTTGTATTTGACGATACCGGAACTAGAGTTGACGCTACTGTTTACTGGAAAGCAAGAGGGGTAATTTAATGGCTGTTAAGGTCACAGTAGTGCTTGAGGATAATTCGGAAGCTGCTCTTGCCTACCTTGCAAAACAATCTGGGATGGATCTTCCGACTTATATACAGATGCAGGTCGAACAGAGGATTGTGATTCCTGCGCTCTCAGCATGCCGCAAATCTTGCACTATAGACATCGATCGGGCATTTACCAATGTGCCTTACCAAAAACAATACGATGTTCGTGACAAGATTCTTGAGATTATCAAGGAAGCGAGCCAGTAATGCCGACAGATTGGAATCAACCGACTACAAGCAGTCTCTACACAGATATTCTTGCTCTGCTAGAGGCTCGCGACGTAGATGCTTTTACGCTTGGTCTAACCGACCCGACGAACAAGCCTACTGGAGCTATTCGTTGGAATCGGGGAACTAAGAAGTTTCAAGAGTGGAGTGGAGCAGCTTGGGCCGACCTTGATGTTTCGACAGGTCTTGGCCTAGGCACGATGGCTGTTCAGAACTCCAATAACGTCTCTATCTCAGGTGGTTCGATTGGAACAGGGGTCAACATTGACGCCTCTCGACTCACTTCGGGAACAGTAGCACTCGCGCGACTTGCAAATATTGCCAATGCTCAGATTGATGCAGCAGCGGCGATTGCGTGGTCAAAGCTTTCTAAGTCTGGTTCATCCTTAGCTGACCTTGCTACTCGGTCGGCTGGAGACTTGAACTCTGGGACTCTCCCACTTGCAAGACTCGTTGACATCACAAATGCGGAGATTGCTGCCGCTGCTGCTATCGCTTGGAGCAAGATTTCTAAATCGGGTTCCTCACTAGCAGATTTGGCGACTCGCCTTTCTACGAATCTTACAGACGTTTCTGCGTCAAACTGGACTCCTCACTTCAACTCAACCGATAGCAACATGAGCAATCCGACCTACACAACTACGGATGGATTTTATTTCCGTATTGGCGTGATGGTCTTCGTTGCGATTCATCTTACACTTGATGGTTTCGACTTTGCCGGTTCTGGCGGACTTATCGTTGACAATCTTCCATTTGGAATTGCAGCTGGAGCGGGCTATCCTGCTCTCGCAGTTCCTTACTACGATGGATTCCCCGCTTCCTCTTGCATGGTTCTCATTGGTCAACCTGGGGCTAGCTACTTCGGAATCAATCGTGTCAATGGAGCGAGCGGAGCTTCAATGGTTGATACAGGCACTGGGATTCCCTTTGGTGGTCAGTGGCAGCTTATTGCCTCTGGCTGGTATGCGACGGATGATGACTAAACATGGAACTGCTACTAAAGCGTGAGCCTACAATCGACAACAAAACTTTCGGAAAGCTCTACATCGACGGCATTTTCTTCTGCTGGACGTTGGAAGACACTATCAGAGATACAAAAGTCGACAAAATGACTTGTATTTGGCCTGGTCGATACAAGGTCATTATCGACATGTCTACACGTTTCAAACGGTTCATGCTGCATGTGCTTGCTGTCATGAACTTCTCCGGCATTCGCATTCACTCGGGTAATACAGAGCAAGACACCGAGGGTTGTATTCTCGTTGGATTCTCACGAGTCTCGACGATGATTATGAGCTCTCGTAAAGCACTTGACGAGCTTCAACCAAAGGTCCAGGCAGCTTTGAATAAAGGACAAGAGGTATGGCTGACAATACAGAATCCGGGCATCAGCACGACGCTCATCACGTAGAGGTGGAAGTGGCAGAATCCAACGCAGAATCCAACGGCGACAAGGACGTGTGGGTAGCGCGAGGGAAGATGATTGCAATGCTGGGCGCTCCAGCTGTTATTGCTCTCTATCTTGTCTATCTACTCGGTCAGTTCTCAACGAATGGAGTGACAAGTCTTCTGGTAGAGGCGAGGAAAGCCAATGAGTTGGTCATTGAGCACGTGAAGGCGACTCAGGAGTCAGAGAAAGCACTAAAACAGCTCCTCTTTCGCATCTGCTACAATACGGCACAAACAGATGACCAGAGGACAAGGTGCTCTGAGGCATACTAATGATTCATCTTCGCTCTCTCGTTCCATCGGACTTAACTAAACTCGACGAACTCTGGCGTGAGCATTGGTCCTCCGAATCTTCTTTGCCGAACTTGCGGACCAGAATTACGGATGCAGTTGCAGTCGACAAGCGTAGAATCGTAGGCTACGGGCAGGTAAAACAGTTCGCCGAGCTTATGATGTTTGTCGATCCAACTACTTCCACGCGCACACGGGCAGAGGCAACAAAGCTGCTCATGGATAAAGCATTGCGAGACTCACGAGCGGCTGGTCTCCCTGACGTCTACTGTTTCGTTCGAGACGCCGACTTTTCACTCATTGTCCAAAAGCACTTTGGGTTTGAGAAAGCCGACGACCCAGGTGAACTTTTACTCAAGAAGCTGGAGTAACTCATGGGTGGAGACAAGCAACAGAAAAAGACCAACCAACTGATTCAAAACCAGCAGGCTCAAATTGGTCAAGAGCACGCTCAGGCGACGTCCCAGAATCAGAGCGACGTCAATCGCTCTCAGGGTCAGGCTAATGCTCAATATGGTGGATTGAATGAGGGATACAAATCTCTCATGAATCCTGCCGCAGCTGACCCTCGCCTTGAGCAGTCAGGCGGAGTCTACAAGGATTTCGCTACGACAGGGGGTATATCCGATGCTGACCGAGCCAACATTCGAGCGCGTGGGACATCAACGATTCCAGCCTTTTTCGACGTTGCAAAGAATGAGGCCAATCGTGCGCGGGCAGTTCAAGGCGGCTATGGACCTGGAACATCTGGGCTCATGGCACGCTTTGGGAGAAGCCAAGCTGCTGCGGGTGCTGATGCTGCTCTGAATACTGAGCTTGGTATCTCAGATAGGGTCAGTCAGGGTCGCCAGTGGGGAGCAACTGGACTCGAGAATCAAGCGCGAGGCGACCAAACTCTCAACATGCAGAGAACCTCACTTGGACTCGCAGGTCGGCAAGGACTCTACGATACGGCAAACTCCAATGCTGAAGCTGCAAAAAGTCGTGGGCTTCAAGAACGTGGCTTGACCTATGACGCTCAGGGAAATGTCATCAACTCCTCGATGCAGAACAAAGCTAATCCGTGGTGGAAGAGCGTCATCGGTGGCGCAGTAGGAGCATTCACCTAATGGCTTTCTCCCCATTCAACATCGTTCCGACAGCCCGACAGGTAAGCATCTTTGCGAACCAGCCGGATTCTGTCATCAATTCCTATTCTGGCTTGAAAAAGCGGTTTCTTGGAGGACCTCTACCTGATGCAACTCCTCCAAACTCAGTTGACGCTCGACCAGATTCTGAGAAATACTACGACGAGCTTTCTAATCTGGCAACGCAACGCCCTCTCATGTCGGCATATCAGAAGCAGATTCTCTCCCCTCTGCCAAAAGATGAGCCGAGTGTTAAGCGCCGTGTCGGTGCAGGTGTCCTTGGCGGCTTGATGGGATATGCGACGAACAACGCGGTTTCAGGAGCCGAGACTGCTGCTGGATTCGCTCACAAACCCTACCAAGAGGCGATGCAGAAGCGGAATCTGGGCATCGATCAGCTCGGTAAGGCTTCATCCATCGAGGACAAGGCTTTACAGGACCGAATCGATGCTCTCAAGGAAGCTCGCAACTTCGGTTTGAAGTATTCCGAATACGAGCTGAAGCAACTTGTACAACAGCAAAAGGACAAAATCGACCAGGCCAACCTCGAATTGAACGCTGTGAGAACTGGAGCTTATACCTCAGACCTGGGGAATCAGGGAAGAAACCGAGATGCGGGAACAACCTTGAGAGGTCGAGAAGTCGCTGCAACAGAAGGACGTCTTGCTAACGACCAGAAGAACACAGCTTCTCTCATCGGTTATCGCTTGGCAATGCAGGCGATTGGACAGAAGAATGCCGATGCGAATCTCAAGAGGGCCGATGGAACTCCTGCAACTCCTGAGCAGAAAGGCGCAGCAATCGACAATGCCCTTCTTCTCTTGAAGATGCGACCCGAGAATGGTGCCTTCTTCGATTCGACAACTGGAAAGATCAAGGCCCCCTCGACTCCAACAAGGGCATATCAAGTGTTCTTGCAAGAGTTTGCTCGACTGACACAGGCTGAATTGAGCAAAGTCTCGAACGCCGCTCCCGACCAATTCTCTGTCACCTACCCCAACTCAGATATCGAGTTCCTTGATGGGAATCCCTAATGCCTGATAAAGTAGTCACATTTCGTGACAAGAAGACTGGCAAGGTCTACCAGATGCCGTGGAGCAGCTATATTGCTCCCACACCTGCGGATGCAGCCAAGTTCATCGATGATACTGAGAATCCAAGCTCGTGGACAAAAGCAAAAAACTGGATTGAGTCCCCACTTACAAACTTGCCGACGAAGATTGGTAAGTCCCTTGCCGAACCTCTCTACAAGTTTGGCGAGGAGGGAACAGCTAAGCCCACAGGAAAGGTAGATAAGAAGGGAAAGCCGGTAATGAAGACCGAGCCGACCCATCCCTACCTTGGTCCTCTTGCACGTGGGACGGCTGCATATCTGGAATCGCTTGGTTTGACTGGCTCAAGCCTGACTTCTCCTGCGAATGTGGGTGTGACTGCTTTGACTCTTGGAGCAGGTGCAGCTGCTAATGCTGGAAGGGCTGGACTTGCTACGTCTCTCTCGATCCCAGGTCGCGCGCTCGGGGCTACTCAACTTGCTCATGGGGCATATGGGGTTTACTCTGAACCGACGATGTCCGGTAAGGTCGGACGAGCTGCCGAGGCCGTGCTTGGAGGATTTGGGGCTGCCTACAATCCTAACGTAGCCGCTGCAAAGCCTGCGATGGGACGCGCGCCGATTGTTGAACCTGGTCCTCCTCCGGCAGGTGCGATTCGTGTGGGTGGAAATCTTCCGCCTATGTCAGAGGGTCCAATTGGTGGATTGGGTGAGACTTCGAGAAGAGGTCTGCCTTCTCCTCCTGCTGCACCCCAAAATCCCTACTACGTCAGCCCATTTGGTGATGTATCGCAGTCTCTTGAGCAAGCGACTCCTTCTGTGCCAGATAGGACGTTTATCGACGTTCCTCCCCAAGTTGGGATGGGAGCAGTTTCTGAGCATGGACTCCGGCAGGTTCCTACATATCCAAAGTTAAATCGGGGAACTGCACGTTCGACTCGACTTCCTGATATGACTGAGGTTCCTGCTGTAGAAGCGGCTCCTGCACAAGCTGCTCCTCTCGAGAACATGCCTGAGCCTCAACAGGCGGCTCCGCCAAAAGTCGAAACAGCTACTCCACAGCCAGACCCCGTAATGAGAGGTTTCTCGGATAGCGATATCCAAGCAATGGCAGAGGGTGGGGATGAATCTGCTATCATTGAGGGTCTTGCTCGACCTTCGCTCACTGAGAGATTCAAGCAGCTTTTTCAAGATGAGGCCGGCGCGGTAGGAAATATCAAGAAGCTCAAGGCCGACAAGTTGAAGTCGGGTAAGCAGGCTGATATGTTCGACCGGGGTGAGTTCCAGCAGCCCAAGTCTCAAAAGGAGCCTTTTACTCACGAGGCTTTTATCCAGTCTCTTAAAGCGACTCTTGGTCGTCTAAAGAGTGAGAAGGGAGAGGTTAAGCTTCCATCGAAGGATGATATTATCTCTCCCAAGATGCAAAGATCGATTAGAAAGGTCTATGACGACATTGCTACTTCAGGACTTACTGTTATCAAGAATCTAGGTGGTGATGCGTTAGAGCGACTCATCATCAAAAATCGGCTTGATGCAGAACAATTCGCCGGCAATATCAATTCTACGCTCAAGAAGGTTACGAAGGGTCTTACTCCAGAGGAGCTTACTAGCTACATCGACATGCGCGATAAGGGAGCTGCTCCGCTCAACGATAAGGTGAAAGCTGCCTTCGATGCGTGGAAGAATGTAGATAACCTTGTCATGAATGCTGCCGAGGAATCTGGTGCTGGTATGGCTCATAGGGGAGAGACTATCCCGATTGAGGAGAAACCCCAGAACTTCCCGCACATCTATCCTCCTGAGTTCTTCTCCGATGCAAATCGTGTGAAGTCTCTACGCTCGATTATGAAGGAGGGTTACTCTTACAAGGAAGCCAAAGACATCTTCAATCGGGCAGCAAAACTTAACGAGCGCCTCATTGACCCTGAAACTGGCAAAAACATCAATGCTGAGGGTTATCGGCGTGACATTAATGCTGACTACCAACACTACAATGACATTGCTAAGCGCATTTCTCAGGCTAACGACTTTGGTCCCCTTGATACTTCAGATAGTGGGAGTCCAATCTCTCAGCTCATCGCGCGCACAGATAATCCAGCGAGGGTCGCTGAGATTGTGCGTAAGTATCTTGGAAAGAGTAAACCATCCGACCCAAATTGGGCTCGCGTAAATGCGAAGCTCTCTCGATTCGAGACATTTACTAAGCTCTCACATTTCATCGTCAATAACTCCGCAAATCTTGCGATGCTCCCTGTAAGGTCGAGCGGTAAAGGTTTGCTTGAGGCTCTTGGGAAAGTAACAACCGATTATCGGGGAGCTGTGGAAGAAGCAGAAAAGACTGGTGCTCTCCAATCTATCTACACAGAACTTGTGCGTGAGACAGGTGGGCCTACAGGTCCGACGAAGTGGTTTGGGATTCAGAAGGGTGAGGAGATTAACCGAACTATCTCAGCTATCGCAGGAAAGCGAACGGCTCTGGATCTCTTTCAACGACTCAAGGCAAATCCCCAAGATGTGCGAGTTCGGAGTCGTCTTGAGAATCTCATCCTCGAAAATCCCGATAAGCTCTTGAGCCAGGAAGGGCTTAATGAGGTTCAAGTTAATCGTGCGGGAAATCGAATGTCCGAGATTACGCAGGGTCGAGCATCAAACATCGACCTTCCGAAGACTTGGACAGATGAACCCTACATGGTCCCTGTCATGCTTTTCAAACGCTATGCTTATCAGCAGAGTCGAAACATCTATGCTGCGATTAAGCAGGAGAATCCTCTAAAGGTTGCAACTATTCTCGTCGGCCTCATGAATCTCTTTGGCGAGGCGACTGGAGATATCAATGCGGCTCTTCGAGGAGGCTCTCGCGCTGTGGCTCAGGGAAAGGATGTGAAGGAGGAGGTAGGTAAAGAAATTGCTAAGCGAGGTAAATATCCTACCATTCAGACTGTCACTGACTGGATTCAGAATCCTACGAAGAAAGGAGCTGCTGATAATCTTGAACGCCTGGTCAATAATCTCTCCCAAGCGTGGGCACTTGGTTATCTTGGAGACTTGGGAACTGCCATACGTCAGGATAGAAAGGGGCTCGCGGCTAACCTAGCTGGTCCTGTTATTGGAGATATCGGAGAAGCTTCCTACCACATTGGAAATCTCGATGCTAGGGGACTAGCTCGACAAGCTGCTCGAATGGTTCCTATCTTTGGGGGAGGTCTATCGGATGCTCTGAAGAAGCAGACCGAATCAAAAAACCAACGTCCTAATCAGAAGTCTAGGTAGCTTCAGTTTTCCTCATGTAACGCTCGAGGACTTCTGGATTTAAGATGTAGACGACCTCTTGCCTGTCCCCAATTCGGCGTGCTCGAATCTCAATAGCTTTTTGAGCAAAGAGAGACTCCGCAATTCGGTCTAGCTCGAAGTTATCAAAGTGCTGCCAGTGCTTCTTGAGGGCTTCTGTTCTTGTTATCTCGTGTTCTTTCCTCGTGATTAGCTCGCGGAGTAGAACTGCTGTCCCAGGTGCAGAAACTGATTTTCCTACCTGACTAATAGCAATTCTCTTAGCTCCTGGAACAAAGTCCTTACAGGCTCGAATAGCCTCGTCTAAGTCCTCGTATTCCAAAATCATATCCCGCTTGCGCGCGATCGAAATGAGGATTGCAGTCTTCAAAATGTGATCGTGCAGTCTTTCCATCGTGCCTGTTGTATCTTCCTCAGTCTCGATAGTTTGAAACTGTGTATACCACTCATTGTAGAGTGCCTTCCCGCGCACCGACCATTTCATCTCTCCTTTACATCTAGCTATCTCCTTTAGTTCATCTATCAATCCTTGATATGGGAAGGTTATCTCGGGTCTATCTGTGAGTGAGTTTGCTACGCTCTTTTTGTCTGCGTAGATGATGAAGGTTCGAGCAATGAAGCCACCACCGATTGCATTATCGGGGATAACATCCTTCATATTGACTTCGTTTGTAGCACCGAATAGAACAACGCAGGGTCTTTTCAGGCTCGCATTGGGGCTATTCTTGAGCATATACGTCCACTCGGGATTGTAATGCCCATCGTAGAGGTCTGTCAAGATTGTCAATGCTTGAGGATCTGAGACGAGGAAGCTCGCAAACTCAGAGGCAAAGAGGGAACCAGCAGAGTCCATTTGAGGAGGACCTCCACCTTCCTTCGTCTTTGATTTGGCTAGGTCTGTGATAACGCCTTGAATCGAAACTCGACCGGCATATATGCGTGTATTATTGACTTCACGCACGAGAGCTTGAGCCAAGTTGATAGGCGGACCTTTCCTCAAACCTGAACGCCCTACGAGAAGGACGTAAATGTTGGGATATAATTTGTAGTAGAATTTGTCAAGGTATACTTGGTCTTTGAGAACAGAGGCGATGGCGACGAGCGATGACCAGTAGTAGTAGCGCCTCGGAGACTCAGAACCTATTGTATACTTGAGAACGCTATCGATGAAACTCATGCGGCCATCGGAAGTTCATACTTCTTCAGGTTCTTGTAATCCATACCGATTTTCGTTTCGGCAGGAATGATGATCGGGTCGCGCGAAATAGTGCAATTCTTAAAGTCGATGGGTTTCTCGATCTCTTCGTGAATCAGTGTTACGTATCGGTCGATGTGTTCTGTTCTGACAAGTGCGACAAGAGCGTCGTGAGCCTCGACCACAAACCGCGCGTCAATACCGTCTCCCACAAAGCGACCATTAGCTCGGATTCCCGCTCGACGGAGACTATCCGGAACTGTCGATTGTGGCAAATGAGCGTACGCCTCTTTCCAGAGTTCACGCCCCCAGCGGTCGAAGAACTGTCGGTAGCGGCCAAATGGATTGACAAGGATACGGTTATTGTTTTGGAGTTGGTTTTGAATCTCCTGATGGAAGACTCCACGAATGTTTGGAGAGAAGGAATGGAAGGCGTCAAGGAGTTTACCTGCTTTCCATTCTGACAAGTTAATGTCGATGTGTTGACGCTTAGCCTCTGTATTGACTAGTTCCATCAGTCTGTGCTTACCCATGTCATAGTTACCAGCATGGCGCACGATTTTTCCGATAAAACGCATCTCCTTCGTAACTTGACTGACGTTTACGTTGAAGATGGAAGCGGCTGTAATCTTGTGAACGTCCGCTTTGTCAGCAAAGAGCTTGAGTAGTTTGAAATCATTAGCGAACGACGCGACGATTCTTGCTTCTGCCTGAGACATGTCCGTTTCGACGATTGTATAGCCCTCGTCAGCAATGAACATCTCCCGTACTTCCGTTCCAATGTCTCCATGCTTAGTCATGGTATGGAACGGCATTCCTAAATCTTCGGGTCGCATTGGCGGTTTCATCGTGCCAGTAGATGAACGACCTGTCTCTGTTCCTGCAATACGATAGACGCACTTCATACGCCCGTCGTAGTCAGGTTTCGCGGAGATTTTCTTCTTCGCCATTTGAAGACGACGGATAAGAAGGATCAGTTCAAGGATTCGTCGCATCCCTGGAGTGATTTTCTTCGTATTCGCCATCAACGCGACTAGGACTTCTTCTGCGGTCCCCTTTCTCTGTGGGAATCTAAGCTGCGTATAGACTAGTGTAGCGCACTGGGGTTTTGAGTTGACGTTGACTTCCCAGCCTGCAAGTTTATTGAGCTCATCCTGTGCCTCTTTTACGAGATTTCCATAATGGGCAACAAGCTCTTTCTGCCTTTCAAGATTTATCCTAAAGCCTACATCCTCAAGCTCGTAGTAGAATCGATGAAGCGAGGTAGTATACTTTAGGACGAAGTTCTCGTACCAATCAGGGAAGCCAGGAACATTAAGCTCTCTGGCATCTTTCCGCATCTCCTCGAAAACTTCAAAGGTAACGCAAGCATCGCGTCCATTATAAGTCAGGAAGCGAGTTATCTTGTCGCGTTTCCAGTCAAATTCTTTTCCTTCTTCTTTGTAGTAAGGCTCCTTTGTGTAGATACTGGTCGTGAACTCCAACGCCTTCGGGAACTCAGGATGGAGAGAGTGAGCTAAGAGGGACGTATCGCAATGAAAATTCTTAATGAAAATTCCACATAGTCGTGCGAGCTGTCTCCGGTCGAACTTGAAGTTCTGTCCGATAACTTGAACATCCGATTCGAGAAGCTCCGCAACCATACGCCACATCTCGGCAAGTTGGTGGTCATGGATTCCTTCTAAGTTTTGCCAACTAAAGACGTCAATGAGAGGGATGGAGATTGCGTGCCAGGAATTGAAGGCTAGACCGATGCAGAAGGGAACGGACTTAACTACTTCGATGTCAACGGAGACCGTGGGATATGTATCTCGATTCGAATAGAGGGACAGGAATCGTCCAAGAGAGATGGAATCCTTGGCGATTTCAATAACTCGCTCAGGAGGCGCATAAAGGCTTGACTCTGCCTCGGCCTTAGCTCGTAAGAGATCGAGTTTAAGGATATGACGATAAGAGTATTTGAGCGGACCCTTTTTCTTCCCTTGCCAGTCATCCTCTAGTTCCTCTCCAGACGAGTGTAGTAGTGCAGCGGGGTGAATAGTCGGGACGACCTTAAAGTCCATCCCTACGGTTTTCATACAGGAACCACGCCATTTCATGATTCCCGATGAGCCGTTCCCTTTTCCAGCGATTGCCTTTAGAGCTAAGTTTCCAAACGCGACAATACAGTTAGGTTTGAGGGCGTTAATCTCATCCCAAAGCTGATTGATCGAATCGTCGATAGAGACGCCTATTTCTCCCAGTCTCTTCAACTGATTCTGCGGCGGTCGGTATTTGATGACGTTGGTGGCGTAGATATCACCCCACTCAATGCCTATCTCTCGACAAATTTCTTTGAGAAGCTCTCCAGTTGGTCCTACGAAGGGTTCCTGAAGATACTCCTCTGACTGGCCCGGAGCTTCACCGACGAAAAGGAGCTTCGCCTCGCGGTTTCCGCATCCGGGGACGTAGTTTCCCCTCATGCGTCGATATCTAGATCAGCGTTGAAATAGGAGCTTTCTCGGTATTCGCGATACTGGCTTTTCCAGATGTAGAGAATTCCCAAGTAAAGAATTCCCAAGTAAAGAATAGCATCTGGCATGATGGGCTGATGCGGAATTTTGATAGCAATTCTGACCCTGCCATTTGAGTCGTGGAGCAAGACGCCTATCACAGTGCTCATTCCTTCACCTTGAATTCCTTGGAGCAGACGTCGCAAAGATAAACGAAGACCTTGACCCCATTCTCAGTTGTGACGCAGAGATACCCAAGAGACTTGGGATTGGAATTCGTGCAATGTGGGCAGATGATTTCCATCTTAGTGCTTATAGAGGAAAGTAACGGTCAGAGTGATTGCCATAGCGGAAAGCCAATAGCAAACATCCGCAATTTTTCCTGCGAACGCCCATCTCGTAGCGTTCAACCCGTATAGCACAATGATGACGTAGTTGAAAATCTTCGGGTCGAGCAAGAGCTTAAACATTCTTCTTCTCCATTCGCTTGACAATCTTCTCGTAAGAAGAGGGGTCGCGTTCGATGAGAACATACTTTCTGTTCGTCAACTTGCACGCGGAACCGACGACACCGGAGCCTGCGAATGGGTCGATGATGATGTTTCCCTCATAGCTACAGTCCTTAATAAGATTAGACATCAGCTCAATTGGTTTTTCATTAGGATGTATCATCTGTGAGGGATGGACGATTGGAAATGGCTTGATACCACTTAACTGTCCGGCAGAGGAGAGAGCAGCAGGAGGCTTGGCTGCTACAATGATGAACTCGAAGTCTCTCGAATACTCCCAAGGAGCTACTCCCCGCCTTGAGAGACTCTTAAGTTTCTGCCAGATAATTGGAGTCTTTGAGACAGCGTAACCGAGCTTTTCGAGCTTACCAGCTACGTGCTTAGACTCCTCAATGCCTGGCTCATCGTGGCCTACGTAATACTCGTAATCGTCAAGGCCACAAAAGATGTAAATGAGCGCACCAGACTTCAAGACGCGATAGAGTTCGCGGAAAACTGGTAGTGTTCTATCGTCAATCGTCAAGCTCCGATCAAAGAACTTGATCCACGGCGGGTCAGTCACACAATGGTCGATTGATTGGGGAGGAAGTTGCTTGAGAATCTCTGAGGAGTCGCCGCAATAGATGTCGTTTCCCTCAAACTTGGTAGGTAGGCCAGCCGATCGCTCAGTCGTATAGCGATGAATGGCTACCCGAGCAAGCTTAACCGCGGTTTTCTTATCCTTAACCTGAGCGAGGGTTGGGTCTTTCTGTAGAGCGCGCGCCAAGGTGAGATCATCGGATAGTGAACCGATGCCCATCGAAAGCTCCTCAGCGGTATCCTTTAGCGACCACCCGACTTTGGTTTTGGGGGGTCCTTCTTTGGAGGGACGTCCTGTCTTCTGCGGGAGGCCATGTTCCTCTTGACGAAGCGAATGAAGTTCTTCGATCAATTTGACCTGTTCGGGCCAGGGGAGGTCGAATCGTTTGAGGTTTTCATGGATACGAGTCTCCTTCGAACGCTTGTCGCTCATTTCTCGAATGGAAGCCTCGATCTCTTCCCATCCAAGACGAGCGCAGGCGAGTAGTCGTTTCTCCCCTGATACCAAGGAAAATCGTTCGCCCGGTGAAGGACTTACAATGATCGCTTGGCTTAGACCAATCTCAGCAATCGAGTCGGCCAGTTCTTGGAGCTTGATTTCATCGATGTTTTGTATGGGACGTGGGATATCAATGAGGTCGATTCGTATGATCACTTAGTTTTCTCCGCGTAGATGTCCTTAAGCTTCTTGGCCTGATACTCGGTAGGAAGACGACCTTCGCAACAGATATGCTCTTCCATGTGAAGGACGAAGGAAGTTTCCCAATCATTCAGGTCGCCTAATGCCTCGTCGATGATAGCTTTAACCCATGCGACGTAAACCTTATGTTCGTGGGGCTTCCACATTAGAGGCATCGGTTTCCCCAATAAAAATTTGGGCCGAACGTTTATCGTCCCTCGGCTCCTACAAGACTACCCCCTGTCGCGGGTGCATCACTCCCGATTCAGGAACCTCGACGGGCTACTTCTCGGATGCGTCCGCGTCTTCCCCATCTTCGGTGAGGTCGTTCTCGCCGTCATCCTCATCATCGGTTCCATCATCGAACTCATCGTCGTCCGGCTCGTTTGCGGAGTCGAGGAGTTCGTCGGGGTTCGCGGGAAGCTTTTCATCTCCACTCATTGTCGTTTCTCCTGTTTAAGAGTTTCGTTCCCCTCATCTTTCCCATCCTCGCCTCTGGAGTATACTCATGTCCTTAAGGACAATCCTTATGAGTCCCAACATAGAGACAACCATGTGGGACGATGAAGAGTATGCTGGTCCTTGTCACCAAGATCAGGCGGTCAAGGATACTCCGCTTTTCCCGTCCCTTCGCCATGTCTAGCCCCCGAATCCAGCGACAGCAGGTGCGCCTGTCGCAGTGTTCGAGTTTAGATGCTCCCATGCCTTCGGGAGTGGTGCCCAGTCGTCGATTTGATTGCGCGCGGGGTCGGTGCCGTCCTTGCCGCGGTTGGTGGACCACTTCGCGTAGATGAAGCGACCCTTGTGGTTCCCGAATTCGATGTCCGCGATGGCTGACTCGGAGATACCCGGTTCGACGGCCTTGACGAAGGAGACAGCCGACTGTGGGAACTTCTCGGTGAACCAGACCTTCGCGGGAACGCCCATGAACTCCGTCTTGTTGTCAGCGTTCTCGACGTCCAGGACGATGTTCATCCCGTCCTTCTTGGAGTTCAGCTCCTCGACGACGTCCTTGATGAGCGTTGGATACCAACCTGGTTTGACAATCTTGGCTCGCTTGAATTCTTCTGGCGTAATCTGTAAACGGGGCATTGTCTTTTCCTTGGTTTGTGGCTGTTTGCGATTCTCGCTAGTTTTAAGCTCTCCAGCTAGAGCCTACTTCTTTACGCCCTTCACCTCCTTTGGAGCGCGCTTCTCTATTTCAAGCGCTTCTCCTTTTCAAATTTATTCTTGGACCCTATTTTTACCCTCCCCCAGTGGTTCCTTGTAGTTTCAGTTTATACTCATTGAGATAAGCTTGGACTACGTTATAGCACGGTTTATCGGTAATATCGAAGACTTTTGGTAGAGGTAGTGCAGTCTTGGCGACGATTTCCCCAGCACTCACAGTTTGGACTTTTCGGCTGATTGTTTGTCCAAGCTGGTTTGAGACATCGGTCCAAAAATGCCACATTTCATTAAAGTAGTTAGGAAGGAGAGAAGGAGTCTTCCAACCATACGATGCGATTGACTGACCCTTAATCATCGATGCGAGGACATCGTTCGCAGATCCACCTTGCTTAGTAGTCTTCGCGGCCTGAATTGGATGAGCCGTAACGATAACATTGCAAGGAAGGATCTTGAGGATTTCGAGGATCTGAAGCATGACCCCGGTCTCACCCTTATACTCGTCCCAATCCGGGATAGGCAAGCCACCCTTTGTCTTCTTCACATCATTCGAGTGCAGCCCCATCTGGTGAAGGACCGCGACGGCTGAGTAGGACGTATAGGAATCCATCATCACCCAATCGTAGGGACAACGGTCCTGCAAATCCTCAATCTTCTTAATGCCCTCGGAAAAACCGACTACGTCAGACCGAGCGTCGCCATCAAGTCCAACGGTCCAGTATTCGATATCAGTTCGCTTGGGATAAAACAGACGGACGGGAGCAACACGCCCATCAAAATCGAGAATGAGGCCATTACCGGGCCATGAAGCTCCAGCGATTGTCTTACCACTTCCATTGGTTCCTACAAAAAGTCCCATAAAGCGGCCACCAAGCTCGATGTCACAGGTGCGTGGACTCATATACCTCTCTCACTTCTCATATACCTCTCTCACCTCAAGACCTGGGAAAACTTGGGTGTAAAACTCACGATACCTTGACTCGCTCATGACCAAGACTTTCCTGTCTCCAACGAGTCGCAGAAAAGTGTGGGCTTTCCCGTTGCGGTCCACTATCTCCATTCCCTCCCTGATCGGTTCCTCGTTGTAGAACGGCTTGAACATTCGCATCCTTCCTCTTTTTAGCTCTAAGCTTAGCTCTAAGCGCCCTACGTATACCGTCTCGTAGGACGAGTAAGTGGATAGACTCCCGCTGCTCGATTGTTAGGTCTTGCCACCCAACTCGACCGAGGCGCCAGTCTTTGTAGAGGGATTTGATTTGTCGAGGGATTCGAGCCAGACGTAGGTGTTTCCCTCCTTGTCCGTGCTCAATCGAATCCTGTGGGACGTGTGTTTCCGGAAGTAAATCCCTAGACTGTTGAGCATCAACTTGGTGAACTGGCCCGGTTTGAACTTTAACGAGCTCCCCTTTTGATTCACCGTCAGAAGGAGTGGCTCGATCAAAGGGCGGTTTTTAGCGACTGACCTTTTCTCAGGACGAACCGCGACTACTTCAAATTCAGGGATATCAGATGCCATTATAGCTCCTTGAGCTTCGTCAAGTAGTTACGATTATCTAATCGATGGTCAGCGAACTCGACGAGACGACGACCAACGCCTGCGAGGAGATAGAGAAAGAGCTCACTTATCAAGCCCCTCGAGCAGTTCGTCGATGTCCTCGAAAATCGTTTGGGTCGAACCTTTACGTCGTACGCAACTGTTGCATTTTGGCTTGACACGATTGAGCTTGTCCTTGGTTAGAGTGAATTCCTCTTCGCAGTTCCAACAAACAGACTTGCGATTCTCCGCCAACGCCTTTGGGACGTAGTGTGTGCAGCCCGGAACCATGCACTTAAAGATGAGAGTCTTTTTGATCCCCCACTCTATGAGCTGATACTTATGGACGTGAGTGTGCCGTTTAGTCAAGTTTTGCCTTCCTAAAAGCTAATCCTCGTCTACCATTCCTGAATCCTCATCACGGGTGTAAGGGTCCCACTTCTCATCCTTAATGAAGTTGGCCTGGAGCTTGAACGCGCGAGATTCCTCTGGAACTTGACAGACTTTCTGGTAAGTGCAACCCGAATACTTATCGCAGGAAGTCCGATTTTTGGGCAGACGGATACCCTTGTGCATCAACTCATGCCAACCTAATGCTTGGTTAACATAAGAGATACAATCTTCTCTCCACTCCCTAACTCCGTGAACTCCGGAATCATGGAGGAGACGCCTGAACTTTTCTTCTGGTTTAAGGGAGGTCTGGTAGCCGACTTTATCGATAAGGACCGGGACTCCGAAAGCCCACTCGTATCCTTGAAACTGGTTGGAGAGGACGTAAGGCCAAGAACGTCTACTCTCTGTCTTCGTATCTACAACAAATACGCCTTGCTTGGGGTCGCGTATGCGTGCATCGATGATACCCTCGTAGATGATAACGAGGCCATTGTATTCAACGTCCATGACAGTTCTAAGAGTCTCATCTTCATAGAGAACCTTAGAGAAGGGTTGCTCAACATCGATGATATCCCAACCATCATATTGCCACTTGAGAATGTAGTCGTAAAAGACTGGAATATCCTCTTCCTCGAACATCTGGACGCTGATGTTCTCCATCCCAGTGATAGCGACTCGACCCTTGAGAATGCTCGCTGCTACTACCCTATGATGGTCCTCTCTAGCAAATCCTGCTTTCTTGCAACGACGATAATGGGCAATCATCGTGTGCATAGCCGAGCCGCGCTCCAACGCTTTTGCCTTCGAGATTGGACGCCAATGCTCAGTCATCTCAAGCCGATATCTCTCAGGACAGAGGGACATTGAGTTGAGTATCTGCGAGTCCAACTTTACGTAGAGTTTATCCACCTAGGACTCGTAATCCTTAAGCTTGCGTCTGAGGGCTTCGGCAGGAATTTCTTCATCCTCGGGAGTTTCTTCATCCTCCCCTTCGTCTTCGTGTCCACCCATCATACGCTCATACATCAGCGCCTGAATAGCTGCGAGCATAGGACCAGGAGGGATTCCCGTCCTATCACTCCATACAGCAGCGATTCGTGCAATGAGATTGAGCTTACAGCTTTGTTCTGAGAAGTTAAAGTTCTTGAGCATCTCAGGAGGCATCTGGCTAGATAAAGACTTAATGACAGTCTCCTTCCATTCCTCAGGAGTGACCAACTTTTCGATGGAGTCGATGATGAAATCGACCTTATCGCATATCGCACACAATTTTTTATCCCGCCTCTCCCTTAAAGTTCTTCCGGTTTCCTTGGGTATATTGGTCCCTTTGAGTTCCTACATAGAGATGATCAGGATTCCAACAGTCGAGGTATCCTCTCGTATCATGGCAGCCAGTATAGCACCAATCCCCTCCTAGACATGTTGCGTATCCTGTCTCAGCCTTCGAAGCAACGCATGGAGATGCTCGTAGTCGTGATCGATGAACCGACGATCCACAAATTCGAGAAGCTCGCGCGCTTCCTCATCCTTGACGAACCTTGGACTGTTCCTTTCAAACGCACGACCGGCATCGAAGGACTCCCCTGTTGTTGGATCGGGAGTTTCCTTGATGTCTTCAAGAAGACCATCGACCAGCTTTCCTATGCCCTCGATACGAATGTCAACCTCACTTGAAGAAGTCGAACTCATCATCGAGGACGGCCTTGAGTCGTGCCGCCGCACCTTTGGCCGGGTTTTTCGGAACCTTTTCGTTTTTGTTGGACGCTCTTTTCTCCAAGCCATAATTTTCCCTCATTGTATTACGTTCAGGACTATTCGGATAGATGTAACCCCGAAACTCGTCCTGCCTTGTCACACCGTATTTCTTGCTTTGCTCGACCCACCATTCTCTCGGTAGGTTTCTAACGTAGTCGTAGAGTGTGCAACAGACAATGGCTTCGACGCACAAGCCCCAATCGGTATTTTGAGAGGCTCCAATCCGCGCGCGGGCATCGTAATCGATAGTAAATGGCCGAACTGAAATGAGTTTCTCCCGCTTCTCGTGGCATCTCTCACAGCAAACGATATTCGCTATTCCAAAGTAGTCGCACTCTAAAAAGACGATGCTCATGTTTCTTAGCCCTATTTGAGGCGACCAAGCATTTGGGGCAGTACTCACCGACTTCACTTCCTATCTCTTTCTTTCTGGACTGTAGCTGCCCTCATAGAGATGTTCTGGCTCAATACAAAGGTCATTGTCGCAATGATGTAGGTCAGTAGCTTTGCCCAGTCATTTTGCAGGGTTTATCCACTTCCACAGCCTCCCACAGATCGCGCCCATTCCCATATCATAGCAGAAAACGCGAGCGAAGTCAAGCCCCTTCTCTACAGTAGAAGTAGGCTTAGAATCACTACGAGTAGAGCAGTAAAGACGAAACAGCCGATGATGAAGTCAGTCCTTGCGCTCATACTTTTGCCTCGGTTTGATGATGAGTCGGTTGAGGCGGAATCTTAACACCGCCTCCTCCCGATTTTGGTGACACTCTGGTTGCCAATCGCTCCCCTCGATGCAGCAAGAAGGATAGCGACAACTAACAAGCGGACACTCGAAGTGAACGACTATCTTATTTCCCTCGGCCATCTACTTCTTCTTCCTCTCCTGCTCATCGTACCTTGGAATCCTGATGCCGTAGTAATGGGCGAGGATGGTAGCCTGCACCCATGACTTACCGCAGTTAAAAGCGCGTGCGTCCTGAGCGATGAGTTTCGCAACCTCCGGGATGACGCAGTTGGAGAGGGAGTCCCTTCCCCCATTCACCTTCGGTTGATGACGACGTTTCTTAACGCCGCTCAAGTCTCATCTCCACGATCTCAGTGCCGATGTAGTCGACGAAGAGCATCCGCATGATGTCGTAGTTAAGGTTCCTCACCTTTCGCTCGACGCGCTCCAATTCCTTGCCATCCTTAAGGAGAAAAACGACGCGATAGACAGGCTCTCTGGTCCCCTTGCTTTTCGACCCTCCCTGCGCCATCGCCTTCTCGACGTGCTTCTGCTGTTTGAGAACTCTCCAACGCTTCCTCTGTGCGCGAGCAATTGCTTTTCGACCTTCCATCGTCATGATGCGTGTCCTTTCGAGTTTAGTTGAAGTTACCATCGTCGTGGAGTTCCAGGGTGATCATATGATAATGTCCTCTCCAGCCGCTAACCTGACAGCCTGTTCATGGTTTTTGCACATGGCCTCAGTCGGCATATGGCACCTCCTCAAACTCCAGTCCATCTTATCCATCTTAGACCTTCAACTTACAGTCGCTACAGACGAATCGCTTGGGCACTGAGAGGTCCATATTCAAGTGAACATAGTCTCCCTCACCTTTGAGCTTGTTCTTGCCGCAGTTGACGCAGGTTCGATACTCCAAGCGCATCTCGATGAGTCGCCTGAGACCGAGAAGTTCTTCCTGCGAAAAGGTATATTTTTGCAGCTTACTACCCACGTCAGCAAGAATCGCATCGTGCATCTTGTCAGAGAAGTTTGGCCCACTCATCGCTTATCCTCGATGTAAATGATGATGTCGATAAGGGATTCCTGAATGACGCCAGCAGTCTGCTCGGGAGTACAGGACTCCGTGAAGCAACGATAGATAATATTGCGAACGACTCTATCGTGCTCCTCTCTTGGTGCAAACTGGTCAGCGTAGTCCCTAATTAAAGCTTTGTAGGGCATCTTGTCAAGCTCTACCTCTACCTTCTTGATAAAGGCAAGAACCTGTGAGAAACGACTGAGGCAGCCCTCGAGAAAGGTGGCACGTTAATGCCATAGCTAAGCTCGACAAGCGTGACCATTGAAGTCTCGATAAACTTGTCTTGGTCAGGGAAGAGCCACTTCAACTCTCCTAGAAGTTCATCGCGCTTCTTAGCCCCGATGCGAACTTCCTTGTAGTAATCGGCGAATGTCATGGTAGCCACGATGGACGCCCCAATCCTGCGGCAGCGATGAGACGAGTCTGCAACTTTCGATCTGCAAAATAGAGGTTGTCTGCTGCTCCCACGATTTCCTCTACCCTCTCAAGTTCAAGCAGTTTTGATGGTAGGAGGTACTCGCAGTAGCCAAAGTGACGCTCTGGAAATCTCCGCATCGCGACGAAAGAGATAGGACAATGCCGCGTGAAATCAGGATTTGGCCCGTCCTCGGTAATCTGTCGGAGAGCACCATCTGTCCCGCGCACAAGCCATTTCGTCTTGGACTCTTTGACTTCCTGCGTGAAGATATCAACGAATTCGTCGATTGTCATGTTTTTTCCCCCCGAAAATACGACGAGTCGCGGGTCCAAGCGTGAGTGGCTCTCCGATTTGAGGAGTCCTTGGAGCAGGCTCGGGTTTTTTCCCCTCGAATCTATCGTCTCTTGGTATGCTGCCAGAACTCAAGTCCTTTGCAGCCTGGACAATGGCTTTGAGATGATCCTCTTCAAGCTGCATATCGGTGCGGCACTGAGCAATCTCGAGACTCGTTTCGATAAGCCTCTCGGTCAGCTTGTCGATGCGTTTCTTGAGAGCTTCCCTACGACGCTGCCACGCTTGAACCTCGCCAGCAACGATGATCTCACCCGTGCTTGGCTCTTTTTCTTCCTTTGACTCGATAGACTCCATCGGTTCCTCTCTCCATTTCAATTACTTGCCGATAGTGAAAGCTGTATTCTACGCCAAAGCTCAGCTCATTGTTTTTCACTTCGCTTTCCCATCATGCGGGCTTTCCCTTCAGGTTATAATCGTCGAGGGGAACGTAACCTTCATCGCTTATGCTCCTCATTAAAGATGAAACCTGAGTCACAATTAGGACAGGCGACATCCCAGGCCACTCCATGCTCACAACATGGATCAAGCTCTCGCTGCTCTCGATCAAGCCTCGCCCGCTCCTTCACTCGCATGATAGCGACTACGACATGAAGGACTATCAGCGTGAGAACGAGAGACGAGATGCCATAGAGAATCATTATCATTTGGATTTATCTCCTAGAGCAAACTGCAAGTTATGCTGCCAACTTCCACTTTTTCAAGCCCTTCGTCGCAAGAGCCTGAGCCAACTCCATCTGTAGAGAGGACTCATTCCACTCGTAGTCCGTCCCATCGATGGTCATGTCCACATTGCGTCGTTTGACTTCGACAATCTCAGTCAGGAAGTCGTCGATGGTTCCCGCTGCAATGAGATAGACTGCGTTAATCTTCGCATCGGCAGGCCAGGGGTCATCGGGCCTCGGTCGTGGAAATCTAGTCTCGGCCTGCTCCTCCCACTTAGGATTCCACTGACGCTCGAGGAACAAACAATCAGAGCAGAACTGGAGATTCAAGCCCTCACAACTCGCAAGCGTAGAGGCTACGAGGATACGACTCTTGCCCTCTCTAAAAGCTTGCTCAACTTCCACTCGGTCAGTCAGGGTCATCCCACCCTTCAGATACAAGGGAGCGGCAATCTTCTCGTCGTTGATGCCCTCCTCTGTCATGATCTTAGTGAGTCGAATGATAAGCTCCGCTGCTGCCTGCTGATGATGAAGAAATACGACGAGTGGCCTGTCGCACTCCTCTAGGAAGGACTGACACCAATCGACAGCCGTAGGAACCTTGGCAATCCCTGTGATATGTCGCATCCGAGCCATATAGCCAAGGATGTCGGTAGGAATCTTAGGAGTCGGGTCTTCCATGAACTCCTGAAACTCCTTGACTACTCGAATATAAGAGTCGAGCTCGCTACCCTCCAATTCTGCAAGCTGAAACTGTCGAAAAATCTTGGGTAGGTCGGGGAGAACGTCCTTACGTAGACGCCTGAGAATGAAATCCTTGGTCAACTCTCGGAATCGCTCAGGATTCTTCAAGCCGCCAATCTTCCCAGTCTCAGGATTGACTTTGCAATGAGAAAGGATGTAGGTTGCGTGTTGTGGGAAAAGCTCTGGTCGAATCATGTTGAGCGCAGGGAAAAACTCCCCCGCGTGCTTGTCGATAGGCGTTCCAGAAAGACCTACGACGCGCGCCTTCTGTCCCCCATTCGCGAGTGCGATGATTTTCCGCAAAGCCTTCGTCCGAGCAGAGTTCGGATTCTTGACCTTCTGAATCTCATCGACTGCAATATGCTTGAAGCGACCGATAGTCTCGTCTGACCAAAGAGGCTTAAGCTCCTTGACCTTCTTGCCTGCTGACTCGGCAACTATCTTGTCCCAATCGCTTACGACCTTGATGTCAGGACGCAGTAGTCGCAAAGTATCGATGCTCACGATTACTACGTCAAATGCATCGAAGTAAGGCTGCTCTTTCGACGACGTGATGATCTGAGCAACGAGCCCGGTCCACCTGTATATCTCAGCGAACCATTGAGCACGTAGGCCCGACTTGACCACGATGAGCGCAGGGAGGAGCTTAGGATTCCTCTTGAGAATCATGCACTCTTGGACAGTCTTACCTAGTCCTTGGTCATCGAGTAGAAGCGCATTACAGTCGGCGTCCTCTAGGAACTTACAGCCCTCGATTTGGTAAGGAAAAGGCCGACGCCCATCCTTTGATACGATGTCAATGCTGTCTGCAAGCTTGGAATCGAGCGCATCCGAGATGATGGAATGGCCGCACTCGAGGTCTACGCACCATTCCTCACCGAATCTGTAGCGAGCCCTTTCCTTCGCGAGCTTGCCGCAGCTTGGACATTTGACTTGGATGATTGTCTTCGCCATGATCTACTGATTGATCTACAGGTCCGAGGATTATCTAATCGACTTTAAGAGATACGAGGTGGATGCTTGGATTCCAGCCTTGCGAATTGAGAGCCAGATAGCGACGAAAAGCAAGTCGATGCTCGTCGAATTCCTCGACTAGCTCGACACCATTTCTGAAGTAGACGACAGTCCAATTCTTTTTTGTCATGATGATTCTCTGCTATCTTGCGTAAAAAGCCTCTGCTATCTTGCGTTGATATCAAGCGACCAGAATAAAAAGCATCGCCCGGCGAACTACTTCCTGCTGAAGACGTCGTCGATGTAAGACTGTGTTTCGGCGTCCAGCTTTCCGAGGCTCTTCATCTTGTCGATAACTTGTTCGCGTGAGAATCCCATGACTTCGATGTAAGTGTCTACAGCCTTCGTAATGGCCTTCGCGTATTTCTTCTTCGCGGATACGGATGCCGCCTTGTCCTTCGCTTTGGTCTTGGCCGCTTCCGGGTCTGCCGTTCGACGCTTGGTCTTTGCTGAGAGCTGCTTGTCCAGTTCGAGGATACGGTTCCTCTCGGCCGCAGAAGTAGCAGCCAACAAATCCTCGAGTCCTCGGCGAAGACCCTGCTGCGTAGCCTTGATGAGAGCGATGGCTCTGTCTAGCTTGTGAAACCGTGTAATGACATCCTCGGGCGTCATCTTGGTCACGGAAATCGTATAGGACTGAGTAAAGGCTTTCTTCCATTCCTCAGAGACTTGAGCAGGACTAACGGTCTCGGTGATATACTGATAACCAGCCCTGCCTCGAATGTTCAGCTCGGTCGCTTGGACATCTGGAGTCGGCGGGATAGGCTCAGACGCGCGTATAGGCGCGCATAGGTCATAATCAACCGCGAACTCGTCCACAACGGGGGCACTTCCAGGTCCATCGGATGTCGCGTCGCTGGCCTTTTCGACCTTCAGGTCTGAGGTGCCATCTGACGAACCGGGCACCACATTTACAGAGCTTCGAGGAGTCCAGTCGTCGTTCGCCTCCTCCTGTCGACCCGTCGCTATCGTCGCCATCTCGGAAGCCGGTTTGTGCCATGTCTTTTCTTTGTCCTTCAGATACTGCTCGAAGTTGTTGTTATCCTCAGCATCGAAGCCGAGAAGCTCTCTCAAATCGTCGTTCTTTGCCATTGATATGTCCTTCTTTAGATGCTATGTCCTTCGAGCAAACTGCAAGCTTAGAGCAAACTACAAGCTTCGAGCAAACTGCAAGTTTAGAACCAAGAGAGAACGATGTCCACGAATTCTTCCCAAGATGCAAACGCCGACGCAGCGTAGCCCTTGATGACTACGGGCCAAACTCCTCGAACGTCTACAACTACGCGCCGCTCCAAGACTACAGGCGAATTGAGAACGCGCCTGAGTATCATTGGATTTATTACCTGTCTATTCTCCATATTCTGTCCTTTCGTTTGAGGATTGTTTACTTGATTCAAGTCGTTAGCTTCTTAAAGGTCATCGGGTCCGTGCGAACCATGTGCCTTGACCATATCAATCCCTCCAATGAATACAAGGATAAATCAGCCGAGTTTGGCCCCGAAGTGTTTATCTGTTCCCCCTGTGAACCGACTCCCCCTGTGAACCGGCGACGAGTCTAGAATCGCATTCACAGCCGCGCACAAGCCTTACCAATACCAGGATACCACGCCTGTCAAGACACAAGATGTAGTATTAGGTCGTGTAAGGTATACTACATATTGGGGTGTATACTAAGTATACAGCTGGCTGACGTCTATTCTTTCTCCTTGATTATATCTTTCTCCTTGATTATATTATCAATGATAGCGTCTATATTGGTCTTGGGGCTGAAACCAGTTCTATTCAACTCCGGTAGATACTTCTGGATGAGCTCCCGTTCGAGCTGGTTAAGCTGCTCCTTAGGGCATTGAATGATTTGAAGCTCGTCGCCCGGCTTGAACTCCTCAACAATGTTAGCGTCATGAGAGGAGTTTAGAGGTCTTACTAGACCGTACCTACTCTGCCCTATGTAGCGGCAATCCCTACCTCTCCACCATATGTAGATAATGGATAGTGTTAGCCGCTTGAAGTCTGGATACTTAATGCTGTACTCCCAGTTCGAGTATCCCGGCTTGAGTTTAAGTCTAGGCGCAGGAAAGTTAGCCATAGGAGCGATCATAACACAAAACCGTGGGCAAGTCAACTATCAACGACTAGGCAGATATGAAAAAGGCGAAGGTATAGAGTAGCATGGCAAACCGCATGCCCGCTTTTCGTCCCAACACGATCCTTACTAGTTTTTTGATAGCTAAAGCCTTATAGATCATAGGGTTAGCGGATCTAGGGAGTGGCCCCCTCCCTCAAAATCCCTAGTACGATCCCAACACGATCCCAACCTGTTCCCAACTAGTTTTTTGGTAGTTAAAGCCTTATAGATCAACAACTTAGCGGATCTAGGGAGAGGGCCGTTTTTCACCCCCTCCCCCTCCCCTCCTCCCTTTCGCCTCCCCTCTCCT